GTGCCAGTGCTTCCACCGCCACCACCACCGCCGCCGCCGCCGACCAGCCGGACCCACACCTGCCCACCAGCCTTCAACAGCCCATCGCTCGGCACGAACGTGCCCGAGGCCAGGAACTCCTGGTAGCGCAGCTTGCCGCCGCCGCTACCGCCCACGTTGGGCACAAAAGGATTGTTGGCCATTACGCGAAGTCCCCCCCACCCAGCATGTTGACGGCCAGCGCGCAGTTGGTGCCGCCGACGGCCGTCGCCAGGCCGGCATAGATGCGGTAGCCAGCGGGCACCGACAGCAGGCCGAAATCGAAGTCAGCGGGCTGCGTCAGCGCGGCCACGGCAGACATAGTGGCGGAAGGCACACTCACCTCGCCCAGCAGGATGTTGTTGGCCGCCGTGGTGTTGACGCTGCCGTTGTTGGCCCAGATGCGGATCACGGTGGCGTTGGTCGCGCCGGATGGTGCCGCGCCGTTGGTGCCGGCGTAGCGCACGCGCAACTTGGGCAGCTGCGAGCCGGCAGCGCCGGCCGTGAAGATCAGCGCCATGGACGTGCCAACCGCCTCGGTGCCGTCGTAGGCCTTGGTGCTGGTCATGGCCGTGGAAAGCAGCGCGTTGAGCGCTGCGCCCGCGTTCAGCTGCGTGGGCGCCGGGCCCTGGTTGAAAACGGTGATTGCTGCCATCGTGGCTCCTTATGCGTTCAGCGAATTGATGCCGCCCCAGGCCGAGGCGAAGGCCCGGCCGTCGGCCCAGGCGGTGATGGTGGGCGGGCTGGCGGCGACCAGCGCCTGGCCGCTCGCCCGCATGTAGCTGGTGCACCGCCAGTTGCCCGAGCCCAGGCTCTCGAACACCGCCACGTCACCCGCCTGGGTGACGATGTTGGCGCCCGTGGGCAGGATCAGCGACGTGGCGTTGTGGGTCAGCGTCAGCGAGCCCGCGAACGTGACCGTGCGCGATCCGCCATCGGGCACCGTGGAGCCGAACGACGTGATCGTGGTCGTGCCGGTGACGGTGATCAGGTTGGAACTGGCCGACCCGAGGCTTACCGTGGCAGCGCTGGCGATCGATCCACGGGGCGACCAGTTGAGCGCGCCGGTCATGGTGTCGCCGGTCTTGTTCACAGCCTGCGCGGCCGGGATGTAGAACCACTTGCGCACCACGAACGTGTCGCTGGTGATCGCGTCGGTGGCGGTCAGCGTGAACGACGTGCCGTTGGTGGCCGTGTAGTCGTCCCCGTTGCCGATCAGCATGACGCCGTTGCGCAGCACGTCGATCTGGCCGGGGTTGTAGCCGCCCGACACCGTGAACACGGTCTGGCCGTTGGAGGCCGGCGTGATCAGCACGTCGGCCCAGGCCGGCAGGCCGGACCCGCCGCCCGAGGACGCCACCGACAGCATGCCGTCCACGTCCACCACCAGGCCCGAGCCTACCTTGATGCCGCCCAGGCGGATCGCCGTGGCGGGCAGGTTGGACAGCTTGCCGGCCAGTGCGGTGGTCACGGTGGCTGCAAAGCTGGCGTCGTCGTTGATGGCGTCGGCCAGCTCCTTGAGCGTGTCCAGCGCGCCCGGGGCGCCGCCCACCAAGGAGGTGATGGCGGCGTTGACGGCGGCCGTCACGGCGGTGCTGTCAGCCTTGTTCGCCAGCGTGCCCTGCACGGTGTAGATCAGCGTGTCGATCAGCGCGAAGGCATCCCGGAACCGGCTGACGTCGGCGGTCTGGATGTTCGCTGCATTGGGCAGCGGGATGGAAAGATGCGACGTGCGGTCGTCAATAACAGCGGTCATTCAATGCCTCACAGAGTAAGCAGTCGCAGATCCCGGACACGCGGGCGCACGGCCACGCCGCCCGTGGTCAGGTGCAGCTTGCAGCGCACGCGGGCCTCGGTGACGGCGGTCTTCTGGAACTGGTACTCGTAGAGGCCCAGATCGCCGTCGATGAGCTTGGGCGTGCCGATCTGGGTCATGGTCAGGTCGCTGTCGCCAACATCCACGCCAGACACCGTGGGCACTACATTGGCGCCGCTCGGGATGATGGCCGAGAAAATCACCTTGGCCGTGCAGCCGGTCGCGTCGGCGTCGATGGCGGCCGAAATGTAGTCGTCGCTGGCGTGCACGACGCCCTGCACGATTTGGGTGCCAGGGTGCAGCGTGGCCGAGTTGTTGGCGTTGGAGCGCAGCCGGGCCTTGACGCCGACCGTGCCGGTGGTGGCGGCGCTGAACGCGATGCGCTGGTTGTCGCCGGCCTTCACCACGGTGCCGTCAGGCAGCGTGATCTCCAGCTCGCCGGTGGCGGCGCTGTGCGGCGACTCGATCATGGCGAGGGTCAGCAGCTCGGTCGCGCCGGTGATGCTGACGGTGCCAAGGTCGATCAGGCGCTCGGACTCGGTGTACTGGCGGGCCACGAGGCGGAACGCCAGGTCGCGGTCCTGGTACGCGGTCCAGGTGCTGGCGTTGGACGAGGACAGCAGCACGCCCACGGTGTAGGGCTGGCTGGTGATCCACTGCTGGGCAGCGGCGTCGAACTTGCCCAGCTCGGCCACGGCCAGCTCGCTCACGGCGTCGTTGCAGAGCACCACAATGGCGTATTCGGTGCCGGCCTCCAGGCGGGCTGGCGACGAGAACGCGAAGTTGGTCCACTGGTCGGCGGTGATGCTGCTGGCGGCCCGGCGGCTGTCGGCCACGATGGTCTGGGTCGGGTAGCCCACCTGGGTCTCGCGGATCTGCACCGACACGGCCGTGGAGCCCACGGCGGTGAACCACAGATCGACGCCCTCCAGCTGGATGGCCTCGGTGAGCGTGAAGGTCTGCGCGATAGGGTCCACGCTCTGCTGCCAGCGCGTGGTGGTGATCTGTTGCACCAGGGTGCGGATGTCTTCAATCAGCGTGCCCTGGCCAATGAAACTGGCCGTGGCCTGGCTGCCGCCCTGGCCGGTGAACGACACCTGCTTGGTGCCGGCCGGCACGTTGGCCGGGATCGTAAATTTCCCGAGAACGACACCGTTCGAGTCAGCGGTAACGGTCATTGGTGCTCCAAAAATCAGGGCGCGGTCGGCGTCACGGCCAGGCCGTCAAACGTCACCGAAGTCAGGTTTTCGCCAGGGCCGAAGCCTTCGAGGCGGAAATGCACCTCGATCTGGCGCAGGTACTCCAGCGTCTTGGTGAGCTGCACCGACTGGATGGACTGGGTCGTGTTCTCGACCGACATGTTCCCCCAGCCCTCGGTGAAGCGCAGCACGATGGGGCTGGTCCAGATGACGTTGGTGTCGGTCCAGCGGTCGATGGCGGGCGTCAGCGTGGCCTTGGCGGGCAGCGGCGAAAACGCCAGGTAGGCGTTGATCTTCATGCTGCCCGTGCGGCGCTCCTGAGCCAGCGCCACGCGCGACGTGAAAGCGCAGGTCTCCGGGCTGGTTACGTCGGCGGTCGGCGTCTTGACCGTGGCGTCGATGCCCATGGTCAGCTCGCCGTGCGAGATGGCGGCGTACTGGGTCAGGCCCTGGTCGCGTAGGCCATCGGACAGGAACGGGTCGACAAACAGCCCCTTCTTGGCGGCGGCGTCGCGCTGGGATGCGTCGGCTTTCAGCTTCTGCTCGCTCACCATCAGGATGACGGTGTTCAGGCGGTTGTTGATCGCCTCGATGTCCTGCATGGGCACGACGCGCACGCCGTCGTTGATGACGTAGCTGGAGGCCGTCCAGGTCTGCACCACCTGGGCCAGCGGCAGCAGGTTGTTGGGCACGCTGGGTCGCACCGGGTTGTAGTCGGTGCTGGTGCCCTCGACCCACACGAATTCGCCGTCCTCGTTCAGGCACAGGCGGTCGATGCGCGGCAGCTTGGTGTAGTAGCTGGTCTGGATCAGGGTGCCCACCACGGCGCCGGTCACGATGAACCCGTTGTCGTCAACCGCAGTCGGAGTGACCGACATGATGTGATCGTAGGTGACGTCGTAGGACTGGCCGGGCGCCGGCTCGGCGCCGGTCAGCGACCAGTCCACCTTGCCGGCGGTCAGCTGGTAGTCGGTGCCCTGAACGTAGGTGGTCGCGCCCTGCACCACGGACACGATTGCGACCACGGACGTGTCAGGCAGCGGATCCTGGGCGCCCGTGGTGGTGCCGTGGTTTAGCGTGGCCGTGGTGCGCTTGGTGATGCGCACCTGAGTGATGTTGGCGATCGGCGGCCGCGCCACATCCACACGGAAAGCGCCGGCAGAGCCCGAGTTTTTGGGCTCGCTGTCGATGAACCGGGTCACCGGCACGGCGTTGCGCGCCAGCCGGCGGCTGGTGGTCACGTCGATGCCGAACCCGTTCACGCGGGCACGGCCGTTGCCGACCGAGAACACCTGGTAGCCGTCCACGCGGTCAGCCAGGCGGGTGACGCCCAGGCCGCTCACAACGTAGCTGCCGCCGGCGCTGTCGCGGTCATAGCGCGCCAGGGCTTGGGTCACGCCGTCCAACTGGGGCGGGGCCTCCTTGGCGTTCACGATGCCGTCGGTGACGGTGTAGACCGGGAAGAACTCGCCGACCTGGTCGTCGCCACTCCAGGCCCACACGGGCACGACTTTGTAGCGCTCGGCGCCCTGGCGGTTGTAGGCGCGCGACTCGACGGCAGGGTCGAGCAGCGTCGGGTCTTCCACCGAGGTGACGATGGTCGTCTGCAGGCGCAGGCCGACCGCGATGGTGCCGACGATCGGCACGGTGATGGTGGCCGGGGCCACGCCGCGCACGTTGCCGTTCAGGTAGACGGCGCCGGCCTCGCAGGTGGTCACGCCGGTGTCGGGGTCCACCACAATGCCGGCATCGCGGATGACACCGCCGTCCTTGAGCATGGCGTCGGCCACACCCTTGAGGGCGTAGGCGGCGCGCGATTGCATCTCGTCGAGCTCAGCAGACTGCAGCGGCCGGTTCGGAATGAACCGGTGCGACTCATAGTTCTTGGCCGGGTCGAACCGGTTGTAGGAATTGGTGGTCATGGTCGCCTTAGAAGCTGATGACGGCCTCGAAATTTTCTTGGATGGCCGGGCTGCGGAAGATCGGCGTGATGTGCTCGACGTAGAGCATGATGCCGGGGTCCGTGACCTGGCCTGGCGTGAAATACTGCGTCCCAGGCGGCAGGCCGGTCTGCACCACGGTGTCCGAGAACACGGCGATCTCGCGGATGACCGAGCTGGAGGCTTCGCCGAAGTCGAAATTGCCCTGCACCCAGATGTGCCGGGTCTTGGCGTTGCCCGGCGACAGGCTGAACTTGCCGGTCGCTACGTCGATGTCGCCGGCGTCGTCAGGAACCACGTAGGCCCATTGCGTGGCCGTGCGGCGGCCCAGCTCGTTCATGAGCGCGCTGGCTTCCGGGTCCTCGGCAGTCGGCGTGGTCCAGGCGCCGTCCCCGGTGCCCCACGCGAAATGCAGCGGCCGTTTCGTGATCGCGTTGGCGATCGCCTTGCGGCCAGAACTGGGAAGGATTGCCATGTTGTACCTCTGAAATTGATTGTGCCGTCACGACGACGTGCGGGAATGGCGGGTGCCGATGAGCGTGCTGGTGGTCCAGGCCACGCCCTGCCACGGCGTCTCAGACCACGGCTGGCCGGCGTACTCGACGCCCATCTTGAAAACGCGGTAGCTGCGCCAGTATTTGGTCGTCACCAGGTAGGTGAGCTGGCTCCAGGGCAGGCTCTGCCACGGGTGGGAAGGCCACGTGATCGTGCCCATGGCGGCGCCGCCGCGGTGTAGGACGCGCCGACGGTGCCGCATGGGGTAGTTGGGCACCGAGACTTCCTCGATGAGCGCGTTGTCGAGCAGCGCCAAGTCCTCGTTGCGGACGTTGGCCACGTGCCGCCGCTTGATCGCCATGCCGACCGTCGAGTCGTTGGGCACGACCAGGCCGCCGCTGTACTTGACCTGGGGCGGCAGCATGAGCACGCCGGCCGGCTTGTTGCGCAGCACGATCGGCAGCACGTCCGACCAGTCGATAGGGGTGCGCGAGAAGGGCTGGATGTAGAACGGCCCGACAAAGTCCTCGTCCTGCAGCTTGTCGGGCCCGTCGAGGTCGGATTGGTCCAGCGTGAACACATCCTGCCAAGGCTCCAGGATCTGCACGTCCTTGCCGGTGATGTCCTTGATCGCGGCCTCGATGGCGCGCGGGTTCACGCGGATGCGGAAGGCTTCTTTCGGGATGCGCAGGCGGTACGCGGGGTCCAGCTCGCCATCCAGGCGCGGCACCGAGTAGAGCGCACCCCACAGGTCCAGCCACTCACCCTCGGCGGTGGTGATGACCATCTGCAGCAGCGCCTGGCGCACCTCGTAGCTGGCGTGGTCGACCTCGCGGGTGAACGCTGAAATGAGCACCCACAGCAGGCTCGTGAAGGCCTTCACGTGGTCGCCGTTGCTGGTGTTCTGGTCGCCAGCGCCCTCCACCAGCACCAGAGCCGACTTGTGGTCGAACTGAGCCGACACATGCTGCACGTCGAAGCCGTCGGCGCGCAGCGCCCCGATCAACGCGGCCACCGTGTAGGCGGTCAGGTCGTAGGTGTGCTCGGCCGCGCCAGCCGTGGCGGTGAGCGCGCCCGACGCAATGGCCCAGGTGGCGCCATCGGCGTGCCGCAGGCGAAACACCAGCTCGGCCGCCGGGTCCTTGTCGAACACCGCGGCATGCGGGTACTTGAGCAGGCGCTGCAGGGTGGTCGCGGTCATAGGGCGGTGATGGTCAGCGCGCCAGGCACCAGGGCCTCGGACACGTCGCAGGCGATGTTCTCGTTGCTGTTGGGCACGATGACGCGCACGCCATCGACGGCGAGCATTTCCTCGACCAGCTCCTTGAGGTAGAGCGTGGTGCCGGGCTGCACCGCCCGGATGGCCGTGGCGAAGCGGTCGGCGATGCTCTGCTGCACCGCCGTGGTTAGCTCGTAGTCGGGGAACATGCCGACCTGCACAGCCAGCGGGATCGCGCGCTCGACCATGCCCAGCGCCTCGACACGCACGCCTGCCGGGCGGAAGCCTGGCACGATGGTGCCGCCGGCGTCGGTGTAGCCGTCCAGCGCCTGCTGGGCCCGGGCCACCAAGGCATCCGTCGCGAGGCCCTTGCTGGAGTAGAGCCAGAACCGCACGTAGCCGCGCTCCTCCAGCACGCCCACGCGGGTGACGTACTCGTCGATGTTGCCGTCGGCGTCCGGCAGGCTGGTCCACTTCACCGCGTAGCGGCAGGCCTCCAGCGTTCCGCGCGACAGCGAGCGGACGAACTCAGCGAACCGGGCCTCGCGCTCGGCATCGCTCTCCAGGTCGCGCCCGGAGGTGATCGCAGAGTTGCTGACCACGTAGCCGGCGCCCGGCAGCGCGGTGGTGTTGATTCCGCCAGCCGCCACGTTGCCGGCGGCGCCAACATCGGCGGCCTGCACCGGGATGCGGACCACGGGCACGCCGATGGCCCAGATCAGCGCCTCGGTGGAGTTGTAGACCCGCCCGTCAGACGTGGCGAAGGCCGTGCCCAGCGGGATGGTGATCGCCTCGGTTGGCGCCGGCGTGAGGGAGATGCTGACGAAGCCATGGGCCCGGGCGGGCTGCAGGCGGTCGAAGCCGAAGGACTTGAAGGTGGCCACCGGGATCGCGTCGCGCAGCCCCAGCATCATCTGCAGGTACAGCTCCTCGATTTCGATGGCAGGCGCCTCCATGAGCGTCCGCGCCACGCTGCCCGGCTGGTAGTCGGTGATCTTGTCAGTGACGCCCCGGGCGTGGTTGAGCAGCCCGGCGGTGATCGACACGAAGTCTTTGATCTGAAACATGAGGGTCCTTATCCGGTGACGACGTCCACGACGCCGCCGGCGGCCGCCTGGGCCCGGGCGGTCACCTTGATCTTGTCGTTCTCGACGGTGGCGGCCACGGCATCGACGCTGCGCACCCGGTAGTCGGACAGGATGGTCGCCTTGGCGTACTCGGCCGCCAGCAGGCTCGCGGCTGGGCCGTTGATCTTGCCAATCAGGCGGTAGAACAGCGAACCGTAGTCGGGGTGGCGCATGGCCTGGCCGCGCGGCGTCACAACGCGGTGCTGCAGCTGCTGGCACAAGTTGGCCGATCCGCTGACCACCTCGAAGTCTCCGCTCTCGCTAGCGCGCAGCTGGCGGTCGGTCATCAGGCAGTCGCGCTCGAACACGCGGCCGGTGTCGGCCGAGCCCTCAAACACGCCGACAGGCGCCGGGATCTTGATGAAGTCGCCGGACTGCAGGACGCCATCGGCCACGCGCGCCGGGTCGTCGGTGATGAACGGCCACGACAGGTTGTTGACCCACACCAGCTCAGGCCAGCGGTTGGCGTCACCCAGCTCGCGCGCCGCGATGCGCGGCATGTCGTCGCCGTACTCGGTGGCCGCCAGGCGAACCGGCGGCATCTCGCGGCTGAACACGGTCATGCGGAGACCCCCGAGACGATGGCGGACACGTTGCGCTCGACCTCGGCCAGCGGAAGCGGCGCCAGAACGGGGTCGGCGTTTTTCACGGCCTTGACCGAGAACAGCGCCGAGCTGGTGATGCTCACCGAATTCTGGGTCGGCAGCATGAGCTGAAAGACGTTCAGGCCAGCGTAGGGGCTTGGCGGCCGGCCGCCCGTGGTGCTGGAGCAGTTGGACGCGCCGTAGAGGTCGTCGTACTGCTCGTAAGGCGTGCGCGGCCGCAGCGCGTTCTGGAAGATGCAGACGACCTGGTTGTAGGCGGCTGCGATGCGGGCCGCCCGGACCTTGATGTCGAGCGGCAGGTTCAGCACCGACTGCACGGTGCGGAACAGGTTCAAGCCGACCTGAGCCATGTCGCGGGCGAGCTCGATGGCCTGATTGGCGATACCGGTCGCGAAGTTGGTGATGCCATTCACTACGGTCTGCACCGCCGTGAACACGCGCGTGGACATGGCCAGGAAGTCTTTGACCAGCGAGCCGATGTTCGTGCTCACGCCCGGGGGCAGGACGGAGGCCGGAAGCCCGAAGCCGTCGCCCTGGTTGGCGATCTCGTCGGTGGCCGTGCCCAGCGCGGTCATGCCAGCGCCGGAATTGCCGTACTCAGGCACGGTGATGACAGGCACGTCGACCGTGGTCGCCAGGGCCTGCAGGGTGATGTTGTACTGGAACAACAGGGGGCGCGACTTGGAGCGCCGCAGCTGGAACTGCATGGGCACGACGGACCATGCGAAGTTGTCCAGGGCGTCCACGAACAGCAGGCGCACGCCGGCCGGGTCGGCGCCCTGGTCGATCGCGAACTGCTTGGCGGCGTGGTAGTCCTTCTGCACCAGCTGGTTCAGCGCCTCGAACGAGCCGAAGCCGTCCATGCCCAGGCCCTGAGCGTAGCGCCAGCCGGTGGTTCCCGCGATCACGCAGGACGGCAGCGCCTCGCCGAAGTTGTCCACCCAGCCGGTGATGTCGCGCCCCATGGTCTGGTGCACGGTCGCACGCGAGCTTTCCGTCCGAGTCAGGTCCTCGGGCCGGATCGGCAGGGTCACGGGCTGGCGGATCTGGCCCCGGTCATCGAGGATGAAGGTGATGGGTCGGACGCCAGCGCGCTGGTCCGTGGGCGCGGGTGCAGCGATCATGCGCCCATTCTGGCGTCACGACATCAGCCCTTGTTCTCGTTGCCCGGCAGCGGGTCGCCCGTGGGCACGGTCTGGGCAATCGTGGTGTCGGGGCTCTGCTGCAGCTGGCCGTTGGCGTCGATGTAGAGGCTGTTGTTGCCAGGCAGCACCACGGACGACAGCACGTTGCCGCTGGCGTCGGTGTAGAGCTTGTCGCCGTCGGGCACCACGGTGGTGACGGGGCCGTTCGGCGTGTCCACGGTGACCACGCGCTGGTTCTGCACGTAGTAGTTGCCGTTGCCGTCCCACTGCACCAGGTTGCCGTAGGCGTCGCGCTGGGG